ATCATCCCCATAGATCTGATTGCGTTGATATCATTATCAGCAGTTCCAACTCTACCAGCAGAAGCCATAAGTCTTTCAGCTGTGAATTGTAGTGCAGATGGGATGATCATCTTAACAGCTTTTGCAGCAATCTTTAAACCTCTTTCATCAGTAAGTGCAGCAATGTCAATCATTGATTGCTCTAATGAAGTTTCGTTTAAGTCAGCAGCAGTTGTCAACGTATTCTGGAAAGTTCCAGCAATCGTTGGGTGAGCTGTGTTGAAAAGAGTTACACCATCACCAGAAGTGAAAGTACCGCCAGGCATTCCATTATTTAGTGGGTTAACTGCTTTAACTTGTTTAGTTTGAGCCATAGATCTTGCTAAAGCTTTAGTGTATCTAGAAGCCAGTCTGTCATATAGATTGTCCTCAATTGCTTCCTCAGTAATAGCAAACGCTAACGCAATTGTTTCGTTAGTGTATCTAGCTGTGAAAGTTTCTTGAGCGTTATCGTATGTAACACCTGCACCTTCTGGTTTTACTTGTGCTTGAGCGAATCCACTTAACATTACTTCTTCTTCAAAAGCTCTGTCAGATGACTCAGTAGTATAAATCTCAGCTGACTGATTTTCATACTGTTTGTATTCCAGGCCGAATAAAGCATTCAATCCTGGCTCTAACTCTTTTACGAGTTGGTTTCGTGATATAGCCATAATTTATCTCCTTATATCCCTGCTACGTTATTTCCAAGAAGATGTTCATCTATCATTACTCTAAGAGCAAAGCCCTCAGCAGTAGTGTCAGAATGATCAGGATCTCTAGAAACACCTAGTATTTTTAATTGTGCGATACCTGCCGCTGTTGTAGCCGAAATTTTTGATTTCGAAATAAACAGTGGAGTTACCCCAACATCGTTAACTTGATCAGCACAGTGTCCTACTTCGTTCTGATTGAAAGCAGTATCTGCAGACATAACCTCATACATTTGTTGAGGATTATCGTTTACAAAAGCTACTATATCAGTCGCAGTATTACTTGCTGGTGAAAAGTTACTAAACGTTGGTTTATTTGAAGTTGCATCAGTATAAAATACTCCATTTAGAGTACCGAGGTTATTTGCCCCTCCGTCTCCTGCTGCGAGTACTACTCCATTTGCTGTTAATTGCACTAAACATGCGTGCGAAATTAAAGCAGAAGAAGCAGCAACACTGTACTCTGAAAGTCCAGCGTTATTATATGCCTGACCAACCATTTTAATGGGTCTGAATCCAAACCCAGTTGTTGACGCATTAGCCATATTGTTTTCTCCTTATGTAAGCTGTCCTTGCGGACCTCCGCTTACGGTTTAATGTTCAATCGCTGGTTTGATTCGTTAAAAATTTTTAACTTTTCTTGCCACCGAAGGTTGTACGAGTTTGCATATCAATATCGATAGGCATTCCCCTATGCTGTTCCTTCATAAGATCGTTGTCGATTGCGGTCTGTTGATCTTGCGCTTGTTTTGCAAAATACTCTTGTCTTGACCTTGCGATCTCTTCCGGTACCCTAGTCAGCACTAGGCCTCCGTGCCCGATAACCCCTGCGTATTTGCCGTCTGCAATTGCTGGAAAGTCCTCTTGAGGATATTCGTCTGCCCTTACTAACTCATACCCGGACCTTAAGCGTCCTTGTATGTTTTTCGTGTCAACAAATCCTAAGACTTCTATCCTGACCCATCTGTGTCTGAATCCGTCTGGCGCGTTGGGCGTATCTAAATACGATGGTGGAGTCCAAACTTTTGGTCTTGCTTTTGGCGCAACCGTTTTAGCTTGTGATTGTACTTTTGTAGAATCACTTTTAGTTTGACTCGCACGAGTTGGTTTATTGTTTGTCATATGCCTATACCTCCTTCGTGTTTATAAGTTGTTTCGCATACTCTTCTAGTGGCACACCTAATTTTCTCGCTATTGCGACTTGAGAAGATGTGAGTCTCACTTGTTTGCGACCACTCTTTGTACTACGCGTTGCAGAGGCAACGTTCTGTGTAGGTTTAGTAGTCTGTTTTTCTTCTACTGGTCTATCAAATTTATGCGGAAATTCAAGTCTTATTCTTCTATCAACTTCCTTATAATAATCGTCAGACTGAGGATCCATACCTTCTTCTTCGGTTAGTTTCC